AAATTGTGGGTCAAGGATTTTCTGGAAAGAAAACTCAACTTGGCGTAAAAATGTCTAAGGCAGTGAAGAAAGTTGGATGCCTTAATCTCAAGACAATGGTTGAGGAAAATAAACTCATATTCAGTGACTATGAAATCATGAGTGAATTAACAACATTCATTCAGAAGAATAATTCATTTGAAGCAGAAGAAGGATGTAATGATGACCTTGCAATGTGTCTCGTCATTTATGCTTGGTTAGTTGCACAGGATTATTTTAAAGAACTAACTGACCAAGATGTTAGAAAACGTCTTTACGAAGAACAGAAGAATCAAATTGAACAAGACATGTCTCCATTTGGTTTTATTGTTGATGGTACAGATGAAACGAGTTTTGTTGATGAAGAAGGAGATCGTTGGTTCACTGATGAATATGGTGACCGAGCATATATGTGGGAGTATCGGTAATGGACTTGGATGGCCAACTAAAGTTGGGGCATCTGCTATTCAAAGAAAGACAATGTAGAATTTGTGGTGAACAAAAAAATTTGATAGAAGATTTTTATAGAATTCGAAGGGGAGTGTTTGCATCTTCATATGCATATGAATGTAAGGAATGCACAAAGCAAAGAATATCTCAAAATAGAAAAAACAAAAACCCAAGTAATAAGTGGGAATATCCTGATTGGTAGTGTTCATGCATCGTTTCCCCAATGAAAAGTATCGTTTTAATAAATATTTTTTAGATAAACTGAGATTTCACGGAGACAAACATGGCAACTCCTCAATTATCTCCTGGTGTACTGATCAGGGAGGTTGATTTAACTGTAGGGAGAGCTGATAATGTACTAGATAATATCGGCGCGATTGTTGGTCCTTTTGCAGTCGGTCCGGTTGATGAACCAGTTGATATTGCCACAGAAAATCAATTAATCAATACATTTGGAAAACCAATTTCCAGTGACGCACAATACGAATATTGGATGACCGCATCATCCTTCTTAAGCTATGGTGGTGCTTTAAAGGTTGTTAGAACCGATGGAGAAACCTTAAACAACTCCAATGCTGCTGTAGGGTCTGCTAGCACCACTGTTAAAATTAAAAACTACGATGATTATAACCAAAACTATTCTGCGGATAGTGTAACTTGGGCTTATGCATCTAAGAATCCAGGAACCTGGGCAAACAATCTTAAAGTATGTGTAATTGACAGTAAAGCAGATCAAATTATTGGTATCACTACAACTGATCCTGGGGCTGGGGGTGCCGTAATTGGTTATGGTGTTACTGTTGCTTTAAGTGCAGTTACTATTCCAGGAACAACTGGATCTACCAGTTCATTTACTGGTTATCTGAAAGGAATTATCACTGGTATTAGAACTGATTCTACCGGTGGTTCTAGTTCTATTGATGTTAAAGTTTTCTCAAGAGTTGATAGCTCTGGTGGAGAAACCAAAATTGATTATAAGCAAGGAGCAAGATACGCTTCTTTCCAAGCTTCAGATAGCATCAAGTTCATCACAAACGCAAGTAACCTTGCTGGATCGGAATCAGCAGCTTCAGTTTCTGACTGGTATGATCAACAAACTCTTGGTCTTGTAAACAGCACTGTTTATTGGAAGTCTCTTGCACCTAAACCAGTTTCAACCAGTTGGGCATCTCAAAGAAATTGTAGAAATGATGAAGTTCACGTTGTTGTTATTGATGACTTAGGAACGGTTACTGGTATTCAAGGTAACTTACTTGAAAAGCATGTTGGACTTTCAAAAGCAACAGATGCTGTCTCAGCCGTAAATTCACCCCAAAAAATCTTCTGGAAAGATTATTTAGCACTCAATTCGAATTATGTTTACGCTGGAGACAATCCATCAATTGGTGATGATACTTATAACAACGTATATCCACAACCAACTGGATTCTCTACAAACTTTACTAAAATTACTCCAGCATCTGGTGGATGGAATGTTGCTGCTCAAGGGTTAGTATTTAATGGAATTGGAAATGTTACTTACACCTTAACTGGTGGAGTCAACTATGATGAAACAAATGGATTTACCGCATCTCTTAGTGACTTAACAACTTCATACACTCTCTTCAACAATAAAGAAGAAATTTCAGTTGATTATTTAATCATGGGCCCTGGTCTTTCTAATAAATTTGAGTCTCAGGCAAAAGCAAATTACCTGATTGCGATTGCTGAACTGAGAAAAGATTGCTTAGCAGTTATTTCTCCACACAGAGCAGATGTTGTTAATATCACAAATACAACAACTCAAACAACAAACTTAATTGAGTTCTTCAATCCACTTTCCTCTTCATCTTATGCAGTATTTGATAGTGGATATAAGTATACTTATGATAGATTCAACAATCAATTCAGATACATTCCATGTAATGGTGATGTTGCTGGGTTGATGGTAAGAACAAACATCGTTGCTTTTCCATGGTTCTCTCCTGCGGGTCAGCAAAGAGGAGTTCTGAACAATGCAATTAAACTCGCATACAATCCAACCAAGGCTCAAAGAGATCAATTGTATCCTCTGAGAGTTAACTCAATCGTTAGTTTACCTGGAACTGGAATTCTCCTTTTTGGCGATAAAACTGCACTCTCTTATGCATCCGCATTTGATAGAATCAATGTTCGCCGCCTGTTCCTTACCATTGAACAAGCACTCGAAAGAACTGCAAATGCTCAACTCTTTGAACTGAATGACCAAATTACCAGATCAAACTTTGTCAATGTGGTTGAACCTTATCTGCGCGATGTTCAAGCAAAGAGAGGCATTTATGACTTCTTAGTTGTTTGCGATGAAACAAACAATACTCCAGACATCATTGATAACAATGAGTTTAGAGCTGACATCTTTATCAAACCCGCGAAGTCTATCAATTACGTCACGCTTACCTTCGTCGCTACTCGAACAGGAGTCAGCTTTGAAGAAGTTGCTGGAACTGTTTAATTTTATAATTAATTACTAAGGAGGACTCCCACAATGGCACAAATTCCAACAAGAAACATCTCCCAGTTTAAATCAAAACTTCTTGGAGGTGGCGCACGTCCAAACCTGTTTGAGGTGAATGTTACTTTTCCAACAGGTGTAAATCTTGGTATTCAAGGAGACGGTGGAACAGGTCAGTTCGATACTGAAAACTTTAGGTTCTTATGCAAAGCCGCTGCTCTGCCAGCATCAACTGTTGCTCCAATTGATGTTCCTTTTAGAGGAAGAATTCTCAAAGTCGCTGGAGACAGAACCTTTGATGTTTGGACTGTTACTGTTATCAACGATGAGAATTTCTCACACAGAAGAGCATTCGAAGCTTGGATGCAAAACGTTGCTCAATATGGAGACAGTTCTGGTTTGACAAACCCATCAGACTACATGGGTAATGCATCAGTCTATCAACTCGGAAGAACGGCAGCATCAACTCAAGGAGAATCAACAACTTCTGGCCCTGCAAATATCCTTGCACAGTATAAGTTCCAAGATATTTTCCCAACTACAATTTCTGATATTCCACTTTCTTATGATACTGGTGACACCATTGAAGAATTTACGGTTGAGTTCCAGATTCAATACTTCTATCCAGAATCCCCTGGTTCTGGTGCTTGATAAATAATAGAATAAGTCTACAATTTAATAATGGCAAAACTTTTTGGTTTCTCTATTGAAGATAAAGAACCATTATCCCCTGGAGTGGTCTCCCCCGTTCCTCCCAATAATGAGGACGGGGTTGACCATTATTTGACCAGTGGATTTTTTGGTTCTTATGTTGACCTTGAGGGAATTTATAGAACTGAATTTGACTTAATCAAAAGATATCGTGAGATGGCATTGCACCCAGAGTGTGATAGTGCGATTGAAGATATCGTTAACGAAGCCATTGTATCAGATACAAACGATACTCCAGTAGAAATTGAACTTTCTAACTTGAATGCTAGCGATGGCATCAAGCAAAAAATCAGACAAGAATTTAAACATATCTTAGACTTGTTAGATTTTGATAAAAAGTCTCACGAAATTTATAGAAACTGGTATATTGATGGTAGAATCTTTTATCACAAAGTCATTGACCTGAAGAATCCACACGAAGGGCTTCAGGAGTTGAGATATATTGACTCGATGAAGATTCGTTATGTAAGACAAACCAAAAAAACTGCAAAGGATGACCGCAGTATTCGTTTGGCAAATATCAATACTGACAATCCAATGCAATATGAGTTCCCTGAGATTGAAGAGTATTTTATCTATACTCCTCAGGCAACTTATCCAACCTCCAATCCATCATCTCTTGGAGACCAAAAAGGTATTAAGATTGCAAGAGATTCTGTCACCTATTGCACATCTGGTCTTGTAGATCGAAACAAAGGGTCAACACTTTCTTATCTGCATAAGGCAATCAAGTCACTCAATCAACTTCGTATGATTGAAGACTCTCTGGTTATCTATCGTTTGTCTCGTGCCCCAGAAAGAAGAATTTTCTATATTGACGTAGGTAATCTGCCTAAGATTAAGGCTGAGCAATATCTTCGTGATGTTATGATGCGTTATCGTAACAAACTTGTGTATGATGCAAACACGGGTGAAATCCGCGATGACAAAAAATACATGAGTATGCTTGAAGATTTCTGGCTTCCAAGACGCGAAGGTGGTCGTGGAACAGAAATCACCACACTTCCTGGTGGACAAAACCTGGGCGAAATCACTGATATTAAGTATTTCCAAGAAAAACTTTACCGTTCGCTGAACGTTCCTTCATCTAGAATTGGTGGCGAAGGTGGATTTAATCTTGGTCGTTCATCGGAAATCTTAAGAGATGAAGTTAAATTTAGTAAGTTTGTTGGTCGTTTGAGAAAAAGATTCTCAAATATGTTTAATGATATGCTCAAAACACAACTTATCTTGAAGAATATCATCACTCCAGAAGACTGGGAGACTATGAGTGAACATATTCAGTATGACTTTCTTTATGATAATCACTTTGCAGAACTCAAAGAAACTGAGCTTCTGACAGAAAGACTGAATATGGTTGCACAAGCAGAACCATATGTTGGCAAATATTTCTCACAAGATTATATTCGTCGCAAGGTTCTTCGTCAGACTGATGAAGAAATCCTTGAACAAAATAGGATTATTGAAAAGGAAATCAAAGATGGTGTTATTCCAGATCCAGCTGAGATGATGATTGATCCAGCAACTGGACAACCAATTCCTGGCGCGATGCCTGGAGATCTTGGAACTCCTGTGATGGAACCAAACTTAGATTCATATTCCGACTCTGCAACAGAAGCGAGTGGAAAACAAATTGAAATGCCCAAAGGTGGCGATATTTAATAAATAAAAAAGATTACTCATTTAAAAATCATGGACGAACTAATGGATATGATTGTTACTGATGAAAGTCCTTCACAAATCAGTGACAAAATTAAAGATCTGCTTTTCTCAAAAGCAACTGAAAAAATTGATGCATTCAAACCAATAATAGCATCTTCAATGTTTGGTGATTATGAAGAATCAGATTACGAAGAAGAAGAAGAATAATAATTAATAAATAACTAATAAATGATTTGTAAGAATAATGACTCATAGGCCAGTTGGATCTGGTGTATCTTTTACCACATCCACAACATCATCAAAATCAGCAGCATTTTCTGGAAGAACTAACACTCTAAGAGTAGTAGCGACTGGTGCAAATGCATTTGTGGCGATTGGAACAGAACCAACGGCTACGTTGAGT